TTTGAAAAAAGACAATTTTACTGGAAAGACCCAAGGTAAGATCGTGGGTCGTAGTTTAGAAGGTAATATTGTACATTTTGATATTGATGCTTTTCAGCGTGGTTTAGTTAATTATAAACATATCACGACTGATACTATTTTTGATTTCGTGGGCTATAGAGCCTACGCAAGGCGGGAGACCTTTTTAGGGTTATGTGGAGCCCCTTATATTTTGAAGACCATGAATGGTTGTTTTATTGGAGGATTCCATGTTGCCTTAAGGAAAGGTTTCCGCGGTTTTGAGGTTTATTGCTGTCCATTATCGAAAGAGATTGTTGATTGTGATGTAAATAGTTTAGTGCCCAATTCGTATAATGGTTTGGATTTAAACACTGTTTATAGAACAGACCAAAATTTGGCTTTAGCGCAATCAACACATCCTAAGTGCCCCACTCGAAAACTTGAAAAAGGATCAAGTTAAAATTTTATGGGAATTTGGACATTTTTCGTCCTAAGCTCAAAACGAGCGTTGGACGTACTATTTATTGTAAAGAAGTTTTGAATTACTTTTGTATGGATGACGTAGAATATTTCTCACCGAAAAAGGTTAATAGCCGGTTGTGTACATTACAAACAGTGAATAAGATGTGTTCTAAGAGTACATTTGCACCGTCAGATATTCAAAGTATGACGAAGTCTTTACTAAAAATATATATTAATGTTGTCGATGAGAATAAAATTAAGGTGAATCCGCAACTTCATTCAGTTAATGCCGCTATTAACGGCTTGGATGGAGCACCTTATATTAACCGTTTGCCTGTTAAGACTTCAGGTGGTTTTGCTCATAAGGGCCCTAAAAAGAAGTATTTCATTTTAGGTGCATCTAGTGAAGAAAACATGGTTAATTATGATCTAGTAGACGACATTGCTGAGGAATTGACTCGTGCTTACGAGCGCGTAGCTAAGGGCGAACGCATTTCAGCAATTTGGGATTTTACGTTTAAAGACGAACCCATTACGCAGGAGAAAGTTGACGCCAACAAGTGTAGAATTTTTAATTCAGCATCATTGTTTTTCTCTATTTTAGAGAGACAAGCATTTTTGTGGTGTATTCCTCTTTTCAGTGGTCGTTACAGACATAAGTTTGGATGTGCCATTGGAGCCAATGCTTGCGGAAAGGATTGGACAATTTTGTATAATCACATTGTGAAATATGGTGTTGATCGCATCATCGCAGGTGATTATTCCAGTTTTGATAAAAGGATGGAACCAGCCGTTGTTATGGCTGCATTTGAAGTTTTAATAGGTTTAGCAAAACATTTAGGATTTTCAGAAGAAGATCGCAAATTTATGACTGCTGTTGCTACAGAAGTTGCTTATCCTATTTCAAATGTTTTTGGTACTGTTGTGGAATTTTATGGCACCAATCCATCCGGACATTCATTAACCACCATTATTAATTCAATTGTTAATTGTTTATATATGATGCTCGCTTGCAATCATATTGCTCGCGAAGAAGGTTTGGATGTCAATTTTGACAACTTTTTTGATTTCTTTTCGTTACTAACCTATGGTGATGACAATATTGCTTCGTCTAGTATAGATGCGTTTAATCACGTGTCGATTAGTCGAGCTTTAGCGTGTTATCGTGTAGTTTATACCATGGCAGACAAAGAATCTGAGTCTGTTCCGTTTATTAACATTATGGAAGCTAGTTTTTTGAAAAGATATTTTGTTCGTCGTGAAGATAAATTCATGCGAGCGCCATTAGAAGAAAAGTCAATTAAGAAAATGTTGACTGTTTGTACGAGATCACGCACTATTTCACTTGATGAACAGTGTGCTGAGATTATTGATAGCGCTTGTCGTGAGTATTTTCAATACGGACGACGCACGTTTAATAAAAGACGTGCATTTTTGACCAAATTACTAGATCAACGCAATTTGTGGGGTTATCTAAATAGAGATAATTTGCCTACTTATGATGAACTGAAGTTTATGTGCTATGGTGATGAAGCGGTTGCACAATCAGAAATGATTGATATACCAATTCGTGAGCAAACCACAGTTCCGTTTATTTTCCGTTTTTTGTTTATGGTTATTATTCTAGTATTAGGTTTTTTGAAATCCATCAATTTTGACTGGACTAAGCCGTTTGTTATGGCTTATCGCTGTGCTATAGTTCGAGCAGATCCAGTGTACGGTGCACGTTTTAGACGTGTTTGCCAAGACGCATTAGATAATAAAGTTAGAATCCAACGGAGTCAAGATATTCACCCTGATTTTAAGAGTCATTTTATAAAACACATTGACCTTCAATTTTTTACATGGGTGACTGGCCCTGATGTTTATTCGTTAGATCCACGATTGACACCTGAATGGAGTACTTTTTGCGTCCAGCATAAGTTATTGCTGAAAGAGATTCGTTCTCATTCGTTTACTGCGATAGCTCAGTCTGAGATGGTATCAGATCACATTTTACGTGCCCAGTCAGCTCCAGAAATTCATGAAGATTCTGATTCTGATTCAGATATGTCTGAGTTTTTTATTACTGATGAAGCTTTCCAAAGTGCATTAAATGCAATTAATGATGACGATGATTCATATGAAGATTACGTCCAATGGAGTGAGCGTTTCAGTGGCGATAGACTAGTCGATGAGTCAGAGGAGCCTGAGCATCGTGATGGAGCCGACATTTATGATAGTTGTGTGTTATTTACAAATTGTTTTTGTATTGCACGATATGGTACTTTGTACCGCGAGCTTACATGCACACGTTGTCATTGCCAGTATGGCAGTAATTGTGAGAGTGCCGAATGTAACAAGGAAAACATTTCAGTCACACAAGCATAGTCAGGAACGACTTTAAAAGAACTTAGTCCGAAAAAGACGTATAAACTATGGCAGTTAATGACTGCGCAATTTTGATATAGTGCACTGCACTTAAATTTTATATTATTATGGTAAAAATACATTTTAAAATAGATGGTTTTACACGTACCATAAACGTGTCACCAATTAATGCTCTGAGGTATTCTAGATTCACTCCATGTGAACGTCAATGGTTAGTTGATGCCATTATGGATGACGAATCTATTGTGCCAGATGAGCTCATTTGTTTTATTTATAATCTGGACCCTACGTCCAGTGCTTTTAGAGCTCCCGTTCCGATAGCTACGGCTCAGTCCGAGGCTGTTGATAATGTGGGAGCTACTGACACTTCTAATGAGGTCGAACAGAATGTCCAGTTCGCAGATGCTGAAGAGCAAATTGATTTGGTTGTGGGTAATATGACCACTGACCAAACTTTTGATCAAGGTGCTCAGGCTAATGCAAATCTGGCAACTTTTTTATCTAGACCCATAGAGGTATTTCGGCGTGAGTGGGCTGTTAATTCGCCTACTCCTTTTGTTGATGTGTTTAACCCTTGGGCCTTATTTTTGGGTGACCCACGAGTGTTGAATAAACTTGAAACGTTTAAATTGTTGCATGGAACTTTAAAATTGAAGTTTCTTATAAACGGTTCTCCGTATCATTACGGTAGAGTTTTTGTTGGTTGCCGACCAACAAGGTATGACAATAATACTTCTACTCTAGATTTATCAACAGCTGTAACAGTATCTAATTATTTTGAGAACAGCGGTGTACCAGGAGCTAAAACGCTCATTGCCGGACGCACCTTCTATTCACAAAGACCACATATCTTTATTGATCCCGCTACTAATCAACCAAGTCACATTGACTGGCCATTTTTTGCTGCGACCAATTATATTGATCTCAATGATATTGAGACTATTGATCGCATGGGACGTATTGAAATGTGGGAGTTGAATACATTACAGCACAACAATAATGCAACAGATCCTTTGACTATTACAGTCTTTGCATGGATGGAAGATGTTACACTTACTGGCCTTACTTCTATGGCTACCGCTCAATCAGAAATGGTTGTTACTGGTGCTAAAAAGAAGAAGAAGGGCAAGAACGGTAAGGTCATCAACGAAACCAAGGGCAAGGATGAGTATCAAGGGAATGGCATGGTTTCAGGACCTGCCTCAGCAGTTGCGAATTACGCCGCGTATTTTACAGAAATTCCTATTATTGGGAAATTTGCGCGAGCTACGCATATTGCTGCTGGTGCTACTGCTGATGTAGCACGCTTATTCGGGTTTTCGAGACCGGCAATAATCGATAACCCATTAATTCAGAGACCCATGACAACGGGTAATTTCGCAACTTATAGTGGTGGAGACACTTTGAACAAGTTGTCTTATGACCCAAAACAAGAGTTAACTATAGATCCTTCTACAGTTGGTTTACCATGTGACGATCAAATGTCATTTGGATATTTAGCCAAAAAAGAAGCTTTAGTTGATACGTTTATTTGGTCAAGTGGACAATTTGCTGATAGGAGAATTTACTCCATTCGCTGTGCATCCAATGGTTGCACCGATAGTTTCG